AGATAAAGTACAAATAGTTATTTTAGATCACATATCAATAGTCATGTCTGGTCTTGAGTTAGACAATGAAAGACGTGCAATAGATGTAACAATGACTAAGCTTAGAAGTTTATGTGAAGCAACGAACATAGCTTTGATAGTAGTAAGTCATCTACGCAGACCGCAAGGGCAAGGACACGAAGAAGGTAGAGACATATCTGTATCTGATTTAAGAGGTTCTCACTCTTTGGTGCAGCTATCAGATGTAGTACTTGGTGCATCAAGAAACCAAGTAGGAGATGCTAGTGAAAGACAGAGACTACAGTTAAAGGTATTGAAGTCGAGACATACTGGTATGACAGGCGAAGTAGATAAGTTATTGTACGACCAAAATACAGGTCGGCTAGTAGTTTATGAAAACACATTTGGAGCTTTATGACTTTACTAATTGATGCAGACTGGTTGATCTACAATTCTTGTTGTGCCTGTGAAGAAGATACAAGATGGACTGAGTATGAACATACTCTTCACTCAGATGAAAGAGATATTATGAATCTGATTGATAGCAGGATAGATGTTTTTAAAACCATAGCAGGAGAGAAGCATGATATAGTTATGTGCTTTACTTCTTATCCAACATTCAGGCATGAGATATTTCCAGAGTACAAGATACATAGGATAGGTAAAAGAAAACCACTAGCTTTGCGATCAGTAATTAATAACTGCAAGAAAATATATGACTGTGTATCTTATCCAAACCTTGAAGGAGATGACGTACTTGGATTATTAGCTACCAACGGACAGTATAAGAATCCAATAATAGTATCAGTCGATAAGGACATGAGAACTATACCTTGCAAGCTGATAGCTGCTGAAGAGGTAGAACATATTACAGAAAAGAAAGCAAACAGACATTGGTTTGAGATGTCTATAGCAGGAGATAGTACAGATGGAATAGTAGGAGTTAAAGGTACAGGCATGGTAACTGCTACTAAATTACTAGCAGATACACCTGACACGATAGATGCACTATGGTCTAAGGTAGCTGAGACATATACAAAGAAAGGTTACACTTTGGCTGATGCAATTCTTAATGCAAGACTTACTAGAATATTACGAGAAGGAGATTACGACTACAATACAGGTACAGTAAAACTTTGGAATCCATGAGAAAACCCCCAAGACGAGTCACTTGTCTCAGGGGTTCTCTACGCTTTACCAATGGGTAACCACTCCCATTGATTTAATGGTAGCATAAAACTATGGCAAGCAACACATTACCTGTGATAACTGATGACCTTATTCAAGGTCTAGATAATCTATACCCACAACGACACCCTGACTTGTCATTATCTGATAGAGAGATATGGTATAGAGCAGGGCAACGTAGTGTTGTTGACTATCTAATTGAACAACAAAAAAGACAACGTGAGACTATGCTAAACAACACAACCAAAGGTATTTAATTATGTGTTTCTTCGGTGGTGCGCAAGCTGCACCTGCTCCTAAAAAACCTGAGTTTGAAGATGCACCCCCTGTTGTTACAGGAGAACAGACAGGTGTAGATAAACCAAAGAATACAGCTAAAGCAACAGAGAAGTTAAGAATGATGAGAAAGAAAAAAGAAGGAACTTATGTTGACCCAACTGTTAATACAAACTTAGATAGAACTACATCTCTACTTACAAGAAGTGGTGGAGGTAATAAGACAGCACAACAAAAAGCTAACCTTGCTAGAAATAAAGCTAAGGCAAAAAGCCTAGCAAAGGCTAGAATGAATAACAAATCCATGTCTAGAAGAGGAGGAAGAGTTTAATTATGTGCTTCAGAAGTCCACCACCACCACCACCATTACCTGACCCAGAGCCAGTAGCACCTAAAGCAGAGAAGACTGCTGAACAAGTTGTTACAGGTACACAAAGAAAAGACATTGCCAAGAAAGGTAGGAAGGCTGCAACTACAACCACAAGGTCAGCAGCTAGAAGGGGTACTGCTTCTTTAAGAATACCTTTACTAACTAATGCACAAACCGAATCTGGTAATTTAAGGACACCTGTTTAACACATGGAATATTCTTCTTCGGCTGTAACAGCAGCAGGGTTGTATGAACAACTAGCACAAGAAAGATCAACCTATCTAAGAGAAGGTCAAGAATCTAGTAAGTTAACCCTGCCATATCTTATACCTGAAACTTCAGGTGGTACTGGTGCGAGAAGAAGTAAGATTAAAACACCCTATCAATCTATTGGTGCAGCAGGTGTCAACAGTCTTGCTGCAAAACTATTAACAGGTCTTTTTCCTACAAACATTCCTTTTTTCAAACTTGTATTAGATCAAATAAAAATACAACAAGATGGTAATAATCCTGAAGCTATTAGTGAGATAGATAAAGCATTACGCAAAGTTGAAAATGCTTTAATGCGTGAGATTGAAATATCAAACGATAGAGTTGCAATGTTTGAAGCATTGAAACATCTTATTGTTGGTGGGAATGTTTTGTTATATCTAACAAACGAAGGATTACAAGTATATCCATTAGAGAAGTATGTATGCAGACGTGACCCCAATGGTAATACTTTAGAAATTATTATTAAAGAAACAGTAAATGGTAAAGCCTTGCCACCTGACTTTGTAGCAAAACTAGAAGAGAAAGCAAAATATACAGAGAATACTTTAGAAGAGGATTTAGATATATATACACACGTCAAAAGAAATGGAGACTTCTTTAACTGGCATCAAGAATGTAAAGGAGAGAGGATACCTAACACAGAAGGTAGGGCAAGAAAAGATGTAACCCCTTTTATAAATCTTAGGTTCACAAGGTTAAGTGCAGAAAGTTACGGAAGGGGATACGTTGAAGAGTACAGAGGGGATTTGATTTCTCTTGAAGGATTGATGAAAGCGATAATTGAAAATGCTGCTGCGTCTGCACGTACAGTTTTTCTTGTAAATCCCAATGGTACAACCAGAGCTAGTACCCTAGCTAAAGCACCTAACGGAGCTATTAGAGAAGGTAATGCACAAGATGTATCTGTCTTACAGGTAGGCAAGGGAGCAGATTTACAGACATCTTTTACAGCAGTACAGAGAATAGAACAGAGATTACAGTATGCTTTCTTGATGGCTAAAGCAGTACAACGTGACGCTGAAAGGGTGACAAGTACAGAGCTAAAAATACTGACACAGGAACTAGAGTCAACGCTTGGTGGAATCTACTCTATCTTGAGTTCTGAACTACAGCTACCCTATCTTAGAAGACGTATGCACTTACTATCAAAAGCAGGTAGAGTGCCAGAACTACCAAAAGATATAGTAGGTATCTCAATCATCACAGGATTACAAGGACTAGGTAGAGGACAGGATAAAGAGAAACTACTTGAATTTATTACTACTTTGGCACAGGCTCTAGGTGCTGATGTGATGAGACAATACGTTAATGTTGACGAAGCTATTAAGAGGTTGGCTACCAGTATTGGCATAGAAACTGAAACATTGGTAAAATCAGGAGAACAGATTGCTGCGGAGCAACAGCAACTACAACAACAAGAACTCGTTAGAAGTCTTGGTAGTGCTGCTGTAGGCTCGCCTTTACTTGACCCCAAGAAACAGGCTGAAGCAGGTCTTATCTCACAACAAATGGATTCCAATGCCCAACAAGAACAGCCAGTCTAAAAAGACTGCAAAGCCAAGAGACAACAATGGGAGATATGTAGCTCCTGAAAATGCTGTTGTCAGCAGACTAGGTGTAAACGAAGAAGGCACACCTGAATCAAAGAACAAGGGTACTGTCACTACTAGACATGGCAGCACAATCACTTATAGTTAAACCAAAAAAACCACTATGACATCATCACAAATACAGGCAAATGAAACACCACCAATGTCTTCACAGGATATTGAAAGTCTAAGAGATGAGAATGGCCTTATCGCAGGTAAGTTTAAAACTGCTGCTGATATGGTAAACAGCTATAAAGAATTGGAAGGTAAGCTAGGCACTATTGAAAATACTGCTGAAGAATCTACAGAACAAGAAACTCAGGCAGAAGAAAGTAACGACAATTATGACGCTGCTGAAGTTTATGGAGATGGTCTAGCTTCAGTCTTAGAAGAAGTTGGTATTGACCCACAAGTTATTAGTAATACTTTTACAGAGACAGGTAAAATTACAGAAGATGATTACGAGAAACTAGGAGAAGCAGGATTCTCTAAACAAGTCATTGATACTTACCTAGATGGACTAAGGGGTGCTGCTAACCCTGCTGAAGATATAAAAGATGCACAGTTAAATGACATCTTATCAGTCACAGGCGGAGAGGAAGGTTACTCAAAACTAAGAGAATGGACACAGGCTAATGTACCTGACGAAACTCTTAAAGCATTTGACAAGATACTTGATACGCAAGACCCCACAATGATTAAGGTTGCAGTACAGGGTTTTGCTGCACAGATGAGAGAAGCAGAAGGTTATGAACCACAACTAATAAATGGTAGAACAGCAGCAAGTAATACTAATACATTTAGGACACAGGCAGAACTTACAAAAGCTATGGCTGACCCTAGATATGGTAAAGATGAAGCATATACATTATCTGTGTATGATAGATTAAAAGACTCTAAGGTAGTAGGCAATGGCTAACAAACCAACTAAGCCAGAACTTTATGCAAGAATTAAAGCTAGAGTTAAAGCAAGAGTCAAGAAGTGGCCTTCTGCTTATGCAAGTGGTCAACTTGTTAGACAATATAAAGCAGCAGGTGGAGGATATACCAAAACATGAAGAAGCTCACACTTAGTCAGATGAGAACTTTGAAGAAACATTCAGAGCATCATTCTAAAAAGCACATGGATATGATGAAGAAGCTAATGCGTAAAGGTTCTTCATTTAAAGCTGCACATACTAAAGCACAAAAAGATGTAGGCAAATGAGTCTCGACAGGTGGTTCAAAGAGAAGTGGGTAGATGTCAAAACAGGTAAACCCTGTGGTCGTAAGAAGGGAGATGGCAGACCTTACCCTGCTTGCAGACCTTCAAAAAGAGTTAGTAGTAAAACTCCTAAGACAAGTAAAGAGTTAAGTAATAGAGAAAGACTTAGATTTAAAAGAGAAAAAACTAGCGGTAAGAGAATAACTTACAATCACAAAAGACGACAAAGAGCAGCATAACTGTTATATTTTATTTAACTACTCTTACTCGTAGTTCATGTCTCCACGCAGAA